GAGCCGAGCCCACCGCCTCCGGCTCGGGGAGACCTGGCCGGGCGTCTCTACGAAGGGATGCCCGGCCATCTTCTTTGGTGGCGCGTCGTGGGCGGTCGTAGCCGCTACTGGCGGCGCACGCGGCGGGCGGGGATCGATAGCAAATTGTAGTGTTGTGCTGGTAAAAAGGTACTTTTCAGACAATTTAAGGCAGGGGTCGAGGCACGCGCGATGTTTTCCTGCGTAAAAAATTGAAAAGTCAATGTTACCTTTATGTTATCTATTTGCGATGATATAAAGTTCGGGTATGCGTTGCGATAAGGCGGCAAAACAAGGCGCTTAAAACTGCTTGAAATGCTGGTTTTTTACGTGCATTTCTTCGTAAAACACCAACATTTTTATTTTTTTGTGCGGTATTGTGGTTAGTAAAGGGAGGCGGGGCCTGTGGACGGGAAAAATGAGCGGTGGATGGTGACCACAGGTGAGATGGAAGAGCTTTTTGGCGTCACCAAGATGGCTTTGACGGGCTGGAAAAAGGCGAAGTGTCCTAAAGAGGGGCACGGGATGTGGTATCTGCCCGATGTTTTGCGATGGTTCCGCAATACACGTAATACACCTGCCGAGACTCAAGAAAACGAGGATATGCGCGAGCGCAAGCTGCGCGCGGACACAGAATACCGCGAAGAAAGAGCGCAGCGCGAGCGGCTGTTGCGCGAAGCCCTTGAGGGGCTGTACTTTCTGCGTTCCGATGTTGAAAAGGCATGGGCTGACAGGGCATTCGAGGCCAAGGCGGCCTTTCTGCTTTTCGAGAAAACCCTTCCGTTGGAACTCGTCGGGAAGGACGAGAACGAGATGGAAGCAATTATCGCGGCCAGGGTAAGGGAGGTGCTAAACGATTATGCCAGAGACGGCAAGTACACCCCCGATCCCGAGAAGGCTCCCGCAGGAAAGTCTCGCGTGGCTCCCGCCGGAAAAGCTAAGGGTAAGCGAGTGGGCAGACAGAAACAGAGTTCTGGACCTAAAGACTAGCGCCATGCCCGGCCGCTGGCGCACCGACACGGTGCCCTACCTGCGCGGCATCATGGATACCTTTAACGAGCCGACAGTTGAGACGGTCACGCTCTGCACGGCTGCGCAGGTCGGCAAGTCAGAGGCTATCAACAACTGCCTCGGCTACGCCATCGCGCAAGACCCCGGATCAAGCCTGGTGGTGTATCCGACGCTGGACCTTGCCGAGTACACGTCGAAGAATAGACTCATGCCGATGGTGGAAAGCTCGCAAGTATTACGCGACAGACTCGACATTCAGCGGACGGAAAAGCTGCAACTGCAATTCGTCGGTGCGTACGTCTGCCTGTCCGGCGCGAACAGCCCGGCCAGCCTCGCCTCGCGTCCCATCCGCTACCTGTTCCTAGACGAGGTGGACAAATACCCGCTGTTCGCTGGTGAGGAGGCCGACCCAATATCGCTGGCGCGCGAGCGCACGAAGTCTTTCCGCAACCGCAAGATAATCCAGGCGTCCACGCCTACTACAGAGCGCGGGCGAATTTGGCGCGAGTACGAGAGCGCGGACGTGCGCCGCTTTTATCACGTCCCGTGTCCGCACTGCGGCGAGTATCAGAAGCTGATAATGGCGAATATCAAGTGGCCGGAGGAGGTGCGGCAAGCCAAGCGCGAGGCGCGGGGCGACCCGCAGAAGCTGCGCGACGCCGGACAGATGGCGATGGTGTCCGCGTGGTACGAGTGCCCTTACTGCGGCGGCGTGATAGACGACTCGGACAAGCTGGACATGCTTCGTCGCGGCGGCTGGGTGGACGACAGGCAGGCGGACGCGCCGAGGCACGTGGCGTATCACCTGTCCTCGATATACTCGCCGTTCGTGTCCTTCGGGCAGATGGCGGCGGAATTTATCGAGAGCGAGGAATACCCCGAGCGCCTGCGCAACTTCATCAACTCGTGGCTCGGCGAGCCGTGGCGCGATACCCGGCTGGAGGTCAAGGGGCAGGACCTTCTCGCGCAGACTGGCGAGTATCGCTTGGGTGAAGTCCCACACGGCGTGCACTTCCTGACCGCCGGGGTGGACGTGCAGAAGGACCACTTCTGGTGGGAGATTATCGGCTGGGGCGTGGGTGCGACGTCATGGGTGGTGGACTTCGGACGCGCCGAGACGTGGGATGAGCTGCTGGCCATCGTCATCGACAGGCAGTATCGCTCGCAGGCTGGCGAGCTGATGCAGGTGCGCCTTTGCGCCGTGGACTCGGGGTTCAGAACCGACGAGGTGTACCAGGCTTGCACGGCTCACCCTGACGTACTGAAGCCCACCAAGGGCGCGTCGCACAGTCTCGGGGGGCGGTTCTACACCGTGTCCAACTTGGACAAAGAAGGTTATGCCGGGCTGAAGCTATGGATCACGGACACGGACTACTGGAAGGACTACCTGTTCGGACGGCTGCGCCGTGCGCCGGGGAGCGTGGGGGCCATGCACGTGCCGGTGGATTGTCCGGAGTATTGGGGCGCGCACATGACCGCCGAGCAGAAGGTGATAGAGCGCAACAAGCGCACGGGAGCCGAGACGGAAGTCTGGCTGAAGGTGTCGCAGCACGCGCCTAACCACCTCTTGGACTGCACAGTGTACGCCTGCCTAATGGCCGAGTTGTGCGGTGTGCGGTACCTGGTGGACGAACAGAGCCCCGAGCAGCCCGAGCAGCCGTCGCGCCCGCAGCCGACGGGTTCGTGGCTGGGCAACCGGCAAGGCTGGCTGAGAAGGTAGATAAACGAAATAAGGGCCGTCCCGAGAGGGGCGGCTTTTTTTGTGCCCGAAAGGAGGTGAAGGCCATTTGACGTTGCAAGAGGAGCTTGAACTGTACGAGGAAGCTTTGCGCGCCGTCCTGCTGGCGCAGGAATACCGGATTGGCGGACGAATTGTGACTCGGGCGGACCTGCGGGCTATCCAGTCGCGAATCGACTATCTGCGCGGACAGATAGCTGGCGAGAGCTACGGCACGACAGCCTACGCGAAATGGCCGGGGAGATGATGAAGCGGCTTGCGCGGTGGATAGTCCGTATGGCGGCGTATGACGGTGCCAGCCTTGAACGTCCGCAGGGGGGCTGGAGGCCGGTGACCGGCAGCGCGCCGGAGCAGATCGACAAGCCGGAGCGCCAGTTGCTCATCGACAGGGCGCGGGACCTTGAGCGCAATTCGGACCTGGCTGCGGCGGCGCTGTCGGCGATACTGAGAAACTCTATCGGCTCGCTGGGGATTACACCGCAAGCGAGGATCGTGAAAGGTGGTGGACAGGAGGACGAGAAGAAGAACGATTTAGTCGAGGAGCTATGGCAGGAGTGGGCGCGGCCGGAAACATGCGATGTTGCCGGGCTGTCGTCCTTCGCGGAGATGCAGGCCCTTGTTCTGCGTCGGCGAATCGTGGACGGTGAAGTGTTCGTCCGCAAGCTCTGGATGAAGGGCGAGAAGTTTCCGCTGCGGTTGCAGGTCATCGAGACGGACCAGCTCGACACGATGATCGACGAGAACGGCGCGAATAAAGTCTATCAAGGTGTAGAGGTTGACGAGTATCTGCGCCCGGTGGCGTATTGGTTCCGGCCTGACCCGATGGACCTGACAAAAGACGCCGTCCGCGTAGATGCGGGAGAGGTGATACACCTGTTCGACCGGCGGCGGGCCGCGCAGATACACGGTGTCAGCGAGCTGGCCATTATTATGCAGCGGATAAAAGACTCGAAAGAGTTCATCGACGCGGAGTTGATGGCAGCTAGAATCGCGGCGTGTTTCGCGATCTTCATCCGCAAGAACAACCCTGGCGGGTTCATCGGGCGCATGGATACCGGCAGCGACGGGAACCCGGTGCAGGAGATTGTGCCCGGCATGATTCAGTACTTGGGGCTTGGCGAAGACGTGGTGGAGGCCAAGCCTGACCATCCGCAGGCAACGGCGGCGGACTTTTTGTCTTTGCAACAGCGGCTCATCAGTTCCGGTCTCGGCGCGTCGTACGAAGTGACAAGCCGGGACATGAGCCAGGTTAACTATTCGTCGGCGCGACAGGGGCATCTAGAGGACCGGAAGACTTTCGCCACCTTCCAGCGGTACATGGTCGAGCACTTCTGCCGCCCCGTCTGGGAGACTTTCGTTGAGTCAATTGTGCTGGCGGGGCTGCTCAAGGTGGCGGACTTCCACGGCAAGCGCGAGCGGTACGTGGGCGCGAGATGGATTACGCCAGGCTGGGAGTGGGTGGACCCGCTGAAGGAGGTCCGGGCCGCGAGCGAGGCGATGGAGGTGGGGGCGACCACCTTGGAGGAAATATGCGGGGCCAAGGGGCTGGACTGGCAGGAGGTATTGCGGCAGCGGGCACGAGAGCAGCGGTACGCGGAGGAGTTGGGCGTGAAGCTGGGCGCATTGCCGCCGCAGGAGCTGGACGCGACGGCTGAGGAGGACGCTGGCGCGGCGAATACGAGCAAGGGGGTATGACATGACGGAAGCAAGAAAGCCGCTCGGAGCGGCAAGGGGCAAGCCGCCGGAGGAACGGCGCAAGGACACACTGTACCGCGAAATGACGATTGACGGAGACCTCGACAGGGAGCAACGCCTTGTCGAGGTCTCTTTTTCCAGTGATGCGCCTTACAAGCGGTATGACTTCTGGAACGGGAAGTACTACGAGGAGGTGCTGTCTCACGAGAAAGGCGCAATCGACTTGAAACGCCTGACGGACGTTGGCGTGGTGCTAGTCAATCACGACAGCCGCACGCTGCCTGTCGGCGTAGTGGAATCCGCATGGATAGAGGACACGTCGCGCGGCAAGGCCATTCTGCGCTTCGACGACGACGAGGCGGGCGAGGCCGTGTTCCAGAAGGTTCAGAAGGGCATCATGCGCGGCGTGTCCGTCGGATATGCCGTGCACGAGTGGGAGTTGAAAAAGGGCGATGACGGGGCGCTGGACAGAGAGACGGCTGTCAAGTGGGAGCCGCTGGAAATTTCCATCGTGTCCGTCCCTGCGGACGCAACTGTCGGCGTGGGGCGAGCGGTGGACTTGGACGAGCCGGACGTGGAGCCGGGGATTGAGATAGGAGGTCAAGAAGTGGACAAAGACATGAATGTGGTGAACGTGGACGAGGCCCGCAGCGAGGGAACCCGCAGCGAGCGCGAGCGTATCAGGGAAATCATGGAGGTCTGCGCCCGTCACGGCGTGGACGCGGTGAAGTTCATCGAGGAGGGTTCGAACATCAACGACGTTCGCACCGCCATCCTCAACGAGATTGCGACGAAGCAGGCTGCAACGAAAGTGTCCTCGGCGCATGTCGAGGTTGACGAGCGCGACAAGTTCCGCGAGGCCGTGATAGACGGCATGAGCAAGAGGTCCGGGCTTCACACGGACAACGACGAACGCAACGATTATGCGGGGATGAGCTTCCTGATGATCGCGGATCGCTGCCTCGCCCGCGCCGGTGACAACCGCAGGGGCGAGCCGATGGCGTGGCTTTCCCGCGCCATGAGCACGTCTGATTTCCCGTACATCTGTGGCGCAATCGCGAATAAGGCACTTCTGGAAGGCTGGAAGGACGCGCCGGAGTCGTGGACGCAGTGGTGCGGTGTAGGCAGCGTTCCCGACTTCAAGCCGCAGACCCTGGTCGGGATAGGCGCATTCGGGCGGCTGCCGTCCCTGATCGAGGGCGAGGAGTACAAGTTCACGGAGCGTGTCGAGCACGCGGAGACCGTGAAGATCGGGACCTTCGGGCAGATGTTCGGACTGACCCGTCAGGCCATCATCAATGACGATCTTTCGGTGTTCAGCGACGTGATGAGGGAGCTTGGCGCGGCGGCAAAGAGAACGATTGCCGCACTGCCGTACGAGCTGCTGTATACGAACCCGGCCATGAGCGACGGGGTGAATCTTTTCGACAACGCACACGGGAACGTCCAGGGGAGCTCCGGCGCTAACGTGAGTGTGGAGAAGCTGAACGAGGGCGTGCTGAAGATGGCCGAGCAGAAGGACATCGGGGGGAAGAAACGCCTTGGCATAGTTCCGCGTTTCCTGCTCGCGCCTGTCGCCAAGCGCGGTATCTTCGAACAGTTCTTCGCCACCGAGCTGATTGGTGGAGTGAGCAACTCGCCGAACATCGTCAATACGTGGTTCAAGGCTGGCGGCCTGACTGTCATCTACGACCACAATCTCGACGACAGCGGCACGAACGGCAAGAAGGCATGGTACCTGGCCGCCGACAAGGGGCGCACTGTCAAGGTGTACTTCCTGAACGGCGTGCAGACCCCGTATCTTGAGAGCCGCGACGGGTGGACAGTGGACGGGACCGAGTGGAAGGTCAGGATAGACGCGGCGGCGGCGGTCACCGATTATCGCGGGCTGTACCGCAACGCTGGCGAAGCTTAAGTCAGGAAAGGTTAAAGGAGGTCAAAAGATGGGCAAGGTTGCAGAGTTCAGGCACGAGGGAATCATCCTCGATTGGACGAATGGGGGGGCCTCGCAGATCAATGTGGGCGATGTAGTCCCGCTCGGCTCCTGCTGTGGGGTGGCGGTGACCGACATTCCCGCTGGAGGGACCGGAAGCGTCCGTGTGTCCGGCGTGTACGATGTGGAGAGCACGAACGACTTCTCGCTTTCGCAGGGCGCGGTCGTGTACTACGACGCCGCGACCAAGAAGGCAACGAACAACACGGCAAAGGCTTTCCTCGGGATCGCCGCGCTGAAAAAAGAGACCGCCGACAAGATCGTGCGCGTCAAGATCGGCTACGAGTGGCACGACAAAGCGGAAAAAACCATCACGTACAGCAATACGGGAGATGCAATCACCGCCGGGGACGTGGTGAAATTCTCCGACTTCTGCGGAATCGCCGCCGAAGGCATCGATGCGACAAACGGCAAAGGCGCGGTCTACATAGAGGGCACGTTCGAGCTTGCA